AGAAGCCGAAAAGGCATGTCCCCTGGATCCCTTAGGTTGGATTAGAGAAGAAAGGAAACGAAAATCAGAATTACATTATAAACGAAAATTAAAAAACAAAAAATTATGAACATTTTTGGAAACGTTGCAGGAAAAAGAACGAAAAGAAACAAATTCGATAAGTCTCACGAAAAGAAATTAACATTAAACATGGGTGAATTAATCCCCATGTACCTGGACGAAATAGTTCCAGGAGACAATTTTCGGGTAAACTCTGAGATCTTTATCAGAATGGCGCCAATGTTAGCGCCAATACTACATAGAGTAAATGTCTATACACATTACTTCTTTGTACCAAACCGAATACTATGGGACAACTGGGAAAGTTTCATAACTGGCGGCCGTGACGGATCGGAACTGCCCGCTCATCCTGTACTCGGCTATCAGGATTCCCGAAAAGGTAGATATGTAAAAGGCTCTTTAGCCGATTACTTAGGAATACCTGTCAATGATGGCACCTCCGTACTACCTTTTTCAAAAAACATTAGTGCCTTACCTTTTGCAGCATATCAAAAGATATTCACAGAATATTATCAGGATCAGAACCTGGCCGAAGAATTGGATATCGACTTACAAGATGGTAACAACGATAATAATACCGAGCTCATATTTCTAAGAAAAAGAGCTTGGGAAAAGGACTATTTCACCTCTGCCCTACCCTGGGCACAGCGTGGAGGTGATGCAACAATCCCCCAGACCGCCAAAGGCCAGGCCCAATTCTGGGATGCTCTTAACGACCAGGCATATTCACCAGGAACAATTAAAAACATACAAGCCAACGGAACAGGCGGCATGATCGATGAAGACGCGCTTAGCTTAGGTGTTGATCCCAACACGGAAATAACTATCAACGATCTTAGAAAATCTGTACGCCTGCAGGAATGGTTAGAACGCCAAGCACGTGGAGGCTCCAGGTATGTGGAGACCATCTTAAGCCATTTTGGAATTCGCGGATCTGACGCACGCATGATGCGCCCCGAGTTTCTAGGGGGTGGTTTGTCAAACGTTGTTATATCAGAAACTTTGCAAACATCAGCTACCGAAGAAACAGCAAACACAACACCACTTGGACAAATGGCAGGTCATGGAATCTCTGTCGGTGCTAATCATGGATTCAAGCAAAAATTCAACGAACATGGATTAGTAATGGGCATTATGTCCGTATTACCAAAAACAGCATATCAGCAAGGGCTGCACAAGATGTGGCAAAGGCAGGATAAGTTCGATTACTACTGGCCAGAATTCGCGCAGTTAGGCGAACAGGAAGTCAAAAATTCAGAAATATATCTGGATGGAACCACCGAGTCTATTGACGGCACATTTGGCTATCAAAGTAGATATGCTGAAATGAAGTATGGAAATTCAACCGTGCATGGCGATTTTCGCGACAATTTAGATTACTGGCATCTAGGCCGAAAATTCGCAGATCAGCCACAACTAAATGAAGAGTTCGTGCAATCTGATCCCGATCAACGCATATTTGCCGTGACGGATCCTGATGAAGACAAACTATATTGTCAGGTTTACAATAAGGTTGATGCTCTCCGACCAATGCCATACTTCGGAACACCAACATTATAATCATTAATGAAACCTTATAACTATTATCTTCATTTTGTGAAGCCAGTCGTAACAAAATGATGAGGAGCCAAACATCCCCCCTACGGAGTGAGCCGTCCGCCCTCCGGCGGATTCGGCGGCCGGGGGGATTTGTTTGGCCCTTGCTATTAGTGAAATATTTAGTAGCTTGTACCATAATATATTCACCTTCAATAAACGTACACATGGGAAAAAGAAAACGAATTATCCACAACATATACACCGTAACGCCCTCAAAAGGCGAAGTATCAAAAGGAACCTCAGTCACCGTTCCAGGAGAATCCTACACAATACAGGAATTATTCCAAAGAAGTCAATCAGGAATTGATCTTCCAGTAAGAAACCAATACTATAGCGATGAATCATCCCTAGATGATCACGACTTAGAAAAAATTAACCAACTTGATCTAGTAGAGCAAGAAATCGCCCTTCAACAAGCAAGCCAAGTGATCGAAAAAGCAAAGCAAAAAAAGGAGCCTGCGACGCAAAAGGCTGAAGCTGGAGAAAACGACGCGCAGCCAAAAGAAGGTGCGAGCTCCGAAGGTTCGGCCCTGGACGAACCGAAGGAAAAACCAAACAACTAAACACTCTTTTTTACAAAAAAAAAATGATGTCACAAAGTAAGAAATTAGATAAACACAATTTCCCCAGAGTAAGGCCCTTGTCATACTCTGGCACAGTGACACCGCTCAACTGTGAAAACTTAAAAAAATACAATTATGTATAATGCGATAGCGTCAACAATAGGAACATTAGGATCATTAATCCAAGGCAATCAAAACCGCCAACAACAACGATGGAATATTGAAAAGACTAACCAAGCTAATAGAGAATTAGCCGAATATGGTTATTCCAAAGATCTGGAAATGTGGGAACGTGCAAACGAATACAATGCACCATCGGCACAAATGCAAAGACTTAAAGCTGCAGGCCTTAACCCCAATATGGTATATGGATCTGGCGGAGCAACAACTCAGGCAGCAACACTACCAAAATATAATGTACCTAAGCAAGATTATAGAGGTATGCAACCCAATCAAACAATAGGTAATTTAGCCACGGCGCTATCTATGTACACAGATTTCAGGCAAAGAACCGCAAACATTGATAGAACACGCGAAGAAACAAACCTCACGAAAAACAAAACTGCCATCCAAAAATTAATGTTAGATAGAAATCAATGGATGAATACCAGGACACACGAATCATCCTACGGAGGTCAAGACAAAGATGGAAAGCCAATCTTCATAACAAGCAAATACATTCCCTACCAAAGAGACTTTAGAGCAAGACTTGCAGCTGTCGAAGCACAAAATATATTACGAAATAGATCTAAGGAAAAAATGGATCGTCAAATAGATATCCTGGATAAAGATCTGGAATATTACTTCTCCAATAAGATGTTCCAATACATCACAGGAGGTATAAACACACTTACTAAACTCAAGTTCAAAGCGCCCGCTATGGGCCCAAAATTCAGATAGAATGAAATTATTACAATCATATCATCCGCAAGGAACAATTTTCAATTTGGATACAATAGGCGACCATTATGGTTCCGTAAATTCAATCAATTATTCATATAAAAAACAGAAATTATGCGATTCAAAAGAAGTTATCGAAGGTCAAACCGAAAGTATGGAAAACGTTCATTTAGGCGTGGTACTAAAAAACGCGGCCGAAGAATTAGAAATTATTCACCCTCACGTGGAGGAATAAGACTATAGTATGTGTACAAGCCCGTTAAATCTCTCCGACCGCACGGTAAAGTGCGGGCAATGCAAATCGTGCCTATTAGAAAAATCGGCAACCTGGTCAGCCAGGCTCACAGAAGAATTTAAAGAAAGCACTAGCGCGTATTTCGTCACATTAACATATAGAGACCAAGATGCTCTCTGGGTCGATACCGAAGAAGACACGGTAACAACTCTAAGCAAAAGAGATGTGCAATTATTCATGAAGAAACTAAGGAAATTCAATGAAAAGCACCGAAGAAGTTGTGATTATCCAATCCGTTACTACCTTACGGGTGAATACGGTGGTAAATTTGGCCGCGCACACTACCATATATTACTATTTAATGCTACTAAAGAAGCATCAAACAGAATACATCAAATATGGGATAAAGGCCGTGTAGATGTCCAAGGCATGAACGAAAAAGCTATCAGATATGTCTCAAATTACATGTTGACTAAAAACATAGACGTACCCGAAGGAATAGAGAAACCATTCTCTTTAATGTCCAGGAGACCTGGATTAGGAGCTGGATATATAGGACGTAACTGGAAACATCATTATGATAATCCCGAAGCAATACACATGAAAACACCATCAAAGAAGCAAAGGCAGCTTCCAAGATATTACGCTGATAAATTGATCAGCGATACAACAAAAAAGCAATTCAACGATAATAAGGAAAAGGAATTCGAAGCCAGGAGAAAGAAATTATATGCAGAAGCCGAAAAGGCATGTCCCCTGGATCCCTTAGGTTGGATTAGAGAAGAAAGGAAACGAAAATCAGAATTACATT